GATTTATTTGGTGTGAATACACCTGTTTCTGGATTTAAAGTTCCTCGTCCATACTTTTCGGTAATTCCATCAAGAAAAGTTTGTTCTTTTTCTTGTTCATCGGTTAGATTTTTTACTAACTCTGCATATTTTGTATTTAATGATTCCATCTGTTGTTCAAGTCTTATTTTTGTAAGACTAATTTGTCCGAAATTATTTGTAATATCTGTATATGAGTTTTGTATGTCTTGAACTTGTTTAAGTTCATCTTCTGTAAATTTTACTTCTTCTGGCATTGTAACCTCCATTTGTTATATAACTATATATAAATATATATAAATTTTAAAAACAAGTAAATTATTTTCCTACTTGTCCATCTGTAGCATCACCCTCAAATCCAAATACTATTTTTGATGGTGTTAATTGTTTTTTCATATTGGATACTTTATTTGTAACTACTGAATTTAAATATTCTGGTAACAAATAAGCTTTTGTTGTAACTGAAAATGTTGATTTGATAAATCTTTCACCATCTTGATTCATTTCTGAAGCATCTGATATAGAATCTATATTACATAAAAACTTGTTATCAGTTCCATCACCCCAATATGTGTGTGATTGGTCGACAAAAGATTCTACTAATGGATTCATTTGTTCTATAAAGTTTGTCCATAATACAAATTCATATGTTATATCTGAATAGTTAGGCATTCCAGTAACAATGTTTTCATGAACAGGTTGAACTCCTTGTTGAACTGAAAATCTATCATATTGATTATCTTTACTCCATTTTGCATTTCTAACAACATTAATATATTTACCTTTAACATCATGTGAAAAAGCTTGTCCTGATAAATCATTTCTTGAAAGTTCTGTTCTTCTTAACATAATTAATGGAAGTATTAATGCATTATTTTTATCTCTTAATACACCTCGTTTCCTAGCAGATTTCCATCTTTCTTCATTACCATAGTAAACAGGTATTTTAAAAGTTTCATTAGCTTCTCTAACTCTTGGTTTCATTACATTTTTAACATGATTTAAAACTGAAGTGTCAACATCTTTTAAAGTTATAGCATAATTTTCTGAAAAGTTACTACCTGGTATAATAGTAGTTTCTCTATTACCTCGAATAGTTGTTCCTTTAGTAGAAACTTCATTAGCTCTGTTGACTAATTCTCTATTCACCACACCTTTATTTGTAATCTTATTTACGGCCATTTCGTTTTCTCAATGCTTTCAGTTTGTCTTTTTTGGTTTTAACTTTACCTTTAAATTCTTGTGATTTGATAGAACTCATATCAGCTTTACCAATTGCAATTTCTTTTTTAATGTCTACTTCAACTGCCTTTATACCAGTTTGACTTGGTGAATCAAAGTTATCTAACTTATTCATCAACTTACCCATCATTTGTTCCATCTGTAAATTACCATTTGGTTCAGGTGTATAGGTGTGTTTTCTTTCACCATAGACATCTTCATCGTCTTGAACATTACCACTTACCTTAACTTCAGGTTTAGGTTTTTCTACAAAGTTAGGATTTGAAGTATCATACTTCGTAATTCTTTTTCCTGTTATTCTCTGTACACTCATTATTTTATACCTCGTTTTTTAAATCTTTTTATTTGAGCAGGTGTTCTACCAGTTCTTTCTAAAATCTTATTCTTTTTCTGTCTGTCTTGTTTTCTTTGTTTTGCTGCTCTATTTGGCATTATCGTGGTCTTTCTTCAATCTGTAATGATGATAATCTTGAACGATGTGCAGTAGCTACAATGTTGTGTTTAAAGTTTGGATGTCCTCCAAATAATTTTGGTTCTGTTGTACCATTGATTTCCCAATAATAATCATTCCAATCAACTATATCACCAATCTCTGGATAAAAGTTAAGAGAACCACTTGATAAATTTTCTCTTTGGAAAAACATCTCTATACTTGAATTAGTATCAGAACCAAACTCATCTTGAATTACTTCGGGTTCATTATAATTAATCAAACAATTAACTCTGAATCCAATATCATAATATTTAGCTGTTGACTCACCATACACATTATCTTCTGTTCTTTCAACATTGACTTTATAAATATCAACCGATTGTCCGACTATCTCGTCAATCAATTCTTCATTCATTTGATTGATTAAATCAAATTCTTTTTGTGGTATAAAAAATGGTTTTGTTTGTGACATTTAATTATCCTATGTATATTTTTAATGGAGCTTTATTCAACACTTCTTGTTGAGAATTAGCAACCTCTTGTTCAGTTGTCGCTTGTTCTTTTTTACTAACAGCTTCTAAGAATAAATTTAGTTCTTCTAATAGATTTGCTTTCTCTTCTCTACCCTCTGATTTTAATGCTTCACCATCCATAGATACTTCACCATTTGGTAATGGAAGTGATGCATATTTACTTCTAATAATACCAAGTAATTCTTTTGAAAGAGCTAATGTATATTTACGAATCCAATTTCTACCCATTGAATTTATTTCTGAATAAGTAATGAATTTATATGGTATATTAGATGGATCAGACACTTTATTAGCTGTTTTAGTTTGAGTAACATCATTCATATCATTTCTTTTATAATATTGAAAATATATTTTATTACCAGCATCATCATCTTTTGGTCTTGGGAATATTCTCATATTATTATTAATTAATTCAAATGAATACGCAGATTTTCTAACCAAGTCATTTGTTTCGATTGCATTTGCTCTAGCTAAATCATAAGACATTGGTCTTAATATATAAGAAACTGCAGGAGATACATTACCCATTCCAAATGAATCTAACAATTCAATATTATCATATGCTCCAGCAAATGGGTCATAGAATTTAGATATAGCTGCTGGTCCGTGATTGAATACTCTTTGAACTATTATTGGATTTGCTGATGTTTGAGATTCTTCTAAACTAGCATCAGTTGTTAAATCATAAACTTGTTTTGATGCTGATAAAGTTATTGAACCTGTATACATAGTAGAATTACCACCAACATTCACAGCTTGTCCGTATTGTTCTGATAAAGTGAATAAAGATAAACCACCAATAGGAGTTTCTGCTTGATGAGAACCAGTTGAACTCATTTCAGTATCGGTTGAGGTATTTCCATAATGTTCCCACATCCAATTCTTTGTATTGTAATGATTCATTTGTTGTGAGTATTCCGATACTGCTTCTTCAAAACAAGCATACATTGAACCTGAATTAAATTCTAATTGCATAACTGGATGTCCAAGTTTAGCGGCTACATATTTACAAGTGGTTAAACTATCACCTTGATACTCCGAATCTGTATCATAGATTCCGTGTGGGGTTTGTCCTGTTGTATAGGAACTTGGTTCTTCATATATAAAATTAAATTTTGACATTAATATTCTCCAAAATGGGTATTATTCTTCATATATAAATATCAAATAAAACAAAAAAGGGTGAGATAAAAATCACACCCTTTTGAGTTATTGTTTTAAGGTTTAGTTATTATACATTTGTTCCATAGAACTCTATTTTAATTACACCAGCGTTATAATCACCATCTGTAGTTGCACCAGCAACTAAATAAAGATATTGATTAGCCGCAGGAAAACCTGTGATTGCCCAATATTCTTTTTCTGCTGCCAAATCACCATTATTTAATACAGTACCATTGTTAGTACCAGCTGATAATGCTGAATCTTCTGCAAGAGTTGCTTCATCTGCAAATGCTAAGTTGATGTCTGGATCACCACCTCCTGGTGCTTCAATACAAGACATTTCAACTGCAAATAAAGTACCCATTACAGCTGTTGTATATTGTCCAATGTTAGCACTAGCTGCACCATCGTTACCAATAATATCATTAGCTGCAGTTGAACGAATACCTGTTAAGTCAATCAATACAGTAGTTTTACTTATTCCACCCAAATCTTGAGTCCAACTTTTAAATAAAGCTGCGTCTGAAAAACCAGAACCGGCTACTAAACCTGTATTTCCATTTAACTTTACTTTACTAGAGGCTGTACCACCATCTACTAAAGAAATTGTACTTTCTCTTTTACTTACTTTATACTTTCCTATTCTACTTGCCATTTTTTATTCTCCTAATGTTGAGTCACTACTCTCAGGATTGTTTAATTTTTTTATACTAACCTTGTTTAGTGACTACTTAGGCT